CTTCTTTTATATAAACGCAAATTCCAAACGTCCATTTTTCTAATTCCAAATGTCCATTTTTTGCCAAACATACACTAATAATTTCTAACAAGGATTTCGCATTTACGCTTATCCTTACTATTTGATGCTGTTAATGCCATATCGTAACATTCTACTACCCACCCATTCTTATCTGCCAGTTTATTAATCTGTTCATTTGGGTAATGACTTAGCATGAATTTCCCTTTTATGCTTGAAAGTTTATTTAATAATACATTAAAATGTTCCTGCGTATAACCTCCATAATGCCCTTGATTTGCACCTACATAAGGAGGGTCCACATAAAAAAACGTATCGGTTGTATCCATTCTTCCAATTAGTTCTACTGCATCCATACATTCTATCTGAACCATATCCATTCTTTTTTGTAAGCCTTTTGTAAAATTATTTTTTTTATTCTCAATCAATAACGATTCTTTATTTCTTGGGTGGCTACTTCTCCAACTCCCTATTTTATTGCTAAACCCCTGGTTTGTTACTACCCAAAATGCCCACGCCTTTATTAATGGTTCAAATAAATATGGGTTATCATAAACAACCATTGCTCTTTTATAAACTCCTCTACTATATAACGTTGCAGCTACCATTTTTTGCAACTTTAAAAAATTTAATTTTAATTGCTCGTAAAAATTAATTACCATACCATTGGTATCATTAATTATTTCTACCTCACTCTTTGTTTTTGCCCAAAATATTGCACCACCGCCAAAGAAAGGCTCAACATACACTTTATGGCTTGGTATTAAATTTATTATTTTTTTAGCCATACTTTGTTTGCCACCATAATAACTTATTGGAGTTTTCATTTTTCGTTTTTTTTAAAATTTATTATTTATTTTTGTTTACTCTGACAACTAATAAAGGTGCATACACACCCCCAAAGGTTTTTGCCTTCAGTTTGGTGTGTATGCACCTTTATCTTATTGGGAAGGTCAGAGTTCCCTATGGAAGCTGGAGGCATTTTTAATGCCTTTTAAAACCGCTTTAATTCTTTTTTAAATAGTACATAAACCTTTACTCAACAGCTCTTTTAACCCAGCCTTTTAGAAATTTGTCCTGCTTAGGGTTTCTTAGGCATATACTTAAATAATATTTCACTCTTTCTATCTTATAATTTGCAATAAATAATTTTTTACTTATGCTATCAATTTGCTTCCTCTGTATTTCTATCGCAAATAAATGTTCTTGATTTAATTGTAATAGGCTGTCGTTGTTGTTAATAAATACAGTATCAATTCTACTTATTTTATTAGAGATGGTATATTTCTCTTTGCATGAGAAAATAAATAATACAGCTATTATTAAATACTTCATTATAATTTATTTAATTCTATCAAAGTTTCATTGTTCATTACTCCAGTTTCATTTAACCCTAAAACACGTTGTGCTAATTTTATGCCTATTGAGTTGCCAGCATTAATACACATGTCAAAAATGTGGTTAGCTACTTCTTGATTTATTATAGCATCGCCTTTCATTACATCCCAATATTTTTTCTTAAATATTTCAAATGGCACATTTGCAGGCATATCTTTCATTTCTTGAATGGTAGGCGTTTTCCCTAAATACGCTGCATATTCGTAAGCCGTTACACCTCTATTTGTGCCAATTAAAATGCCTTTGCCTTTTTTCCCTCCTGTCCAATTTCCATTATCATCTTCCCACGCTTGATAACCACCTTCATATTTTTTGGTTATATCAAAAGCTATCCTATAAACTGCCATTTACATTTAATTTAAAATGGTAAAGTATATTTTGATTTTATCCATTTATACCCAAAGAAGGCAGCCAAAAGCAGCAGCAAAAGCCACCATGTTTTTTTTACAAACGCTTTAGAAAACCAAATAAATGTTTCAAATAAATCTTTCGTTTTCGCCTCAATATTATTATACTTTTCAGCATACAATACTGCTTTCTCTTTATAATATAAAACGCTATCTAAAGCAATATTCAAACGCCTGTTATCTACTGTATAAATATTTACAGTATCTCTTATTCGTATAATTTTTGTTACTTCAACTGGCACTTTTTTTATAAGTGTAATTACTTTGCCATCTACTCTTAAAGTATCATAGTAAGTACTATAAAGTGTATCTAACATTATAGTAGTATCTGACTTTGTAATAACTAATGTATCATTATTGCAAGGGTTTTTCTTTTCCCACTCTCTCCCCACTATTTCTAATTTAGTTTCATCTTTTAATACTCTTTTTACCGAATTGCAACTCACTGAGCAGATGATTGCAGACAAAATCAATAAGTAAAATTGTATTTTCATAATTGCTGTTTTTGTTATTTTTCTGCCTTATTAATCGGATTATTTTTAATTTGAAAAGTTAGAAGAGATAATAAAGGTTTTACTATATATCTTGCGAAAGGGGTGTTTTTATCTACAGCATAAATATTTTCAAAAATGCTTGTTACTTCAATGAATATGATAAATAAAACAAGCCCGTCTGTTAAATAATCAGCAAACGCCGCAAATTGTACCATATTGCTATTATGAAGGGATAAATATTTCAGCAAAATACCACATACAACCCCTCCTCCATATTGGAGGAATTTTACAACAGTTTTTTTATAGCCTTCGCTTGTTCGTGCTTGCTTTTTAATTACCGCTTTTATAATACCTGTAATAAAATCTACAATTATTACTACCCCCATAATTATCAGTAAGTCTATATTGGGTATTATGTTTAGTTGAATATTTAATAACGTAAATACCGCTGCTAATGTTAATGTACTTTTCATTTTTCCTTTTTTATTTTTATTACTTCTGTATCATTTAATAATCAAACACTCCCCCTTGTAAAACTGTCCAAACATTATCACTCGCTAACCACATAATTCTAAGACTAAGGGGTGTTACATTATTACCAGTTTGGTCATTGCTTCTGAACAAAATACTTGGTCTTGTGCTGCTAATGCCATGCCCTGCATCTATTTCTTCACTGTTACCACCTTCGAGATAAACTCTTATGGTTATACCTAAAGTACCCCAATTATAAAATTGTATCTCAAAAACACTACCGTCAGGCAACCCACTAACAACAGGTAGGGTAACGTCGCAGGGGTCTGTATAATCTATTAAAACCACTTCTTTAGTGCCGTCCATAGCATAGTTGCTGCCATTGGTGGTAGCATTAACTCTTATATAGCGTTTTACATTGCTGTTAGCAGCATTTAATTTACTATTTAATTGTGTTTGAATGCTTGATGTTACACCACCCACAAAACCTAATTCTGTGCTTGTAACAGATGATACAGCTACCTTACCAGTACCATTTGAAATTAATGCTTTATCTTCTGTTAAATTAGATGATACTATACTTGTAGCACCTCCTGTAATAATACTTCTTGCATAAGATTTGGTAGCTAAGGTATCTACACCAGCATTTGCCAATACAATACCATTAAAAGTTGCTTTGTTGAAGTAAGGATTAATTTTTAAGTAATCTATATTATAATTACTCAGCCTGAACTCATAACCTGTACCCCCACTATAATAGTTTTTTAAAATAAAGTCAGAACTATTGTCTGATGGGCTTGCATTTAATCTTAAAACACTTGTATTATTTATGTCTTTAGAAAGAACAGATAAATCGCCTTTAACTTTTAGAAACGGTTCAAATTGATATATTGAATTAATCCAAAAATCAGCTATGGTATCGCCACTATCATAAAAAGATAGCATCCTACTGCTGTTGTCTGTGTATGCCGATTTTTTAATTCCAACAATATCTCTATTTGGCTTTACATCTGGCACATTAAACATTGTTTGAACAAATTTTGAAGAAGGAGTGTACCAAAAACCAATTGTAGGGTAACCACTGTCATCATTAATAGAATTATCTCCTTCTTTATTTCTATTCACATAAATTAAATCACGAACAGAACCATTACTTGCTTGGTCTGCCAACATAACAAAATCTCCACCACCCCCATTATTAGCAACATCTATCCCCTGTATCCATTTTTGTCTGTAAGCCCACCAGTGCAACTCTGGGGCAATATTATTGCTTTCGTTTTTGTAGATAATTAACCCACCTCTAAACTTATTCAGCCCTGTGAAATCATTCCATTTCGGCAATATATTTGCATTTTCAATAGCCTTTTTAGTAGCCCATTCGCTCATTATTTTAGCCTGATATTTATTTGCCATCACTGTATCATCGGTAATTTCGGTAATGGTTTTATTGCCTAATTGCAATGTTGTACGAGCTTTTAAATTAAAGGCATCGTACAGCTTTGCCTGTGCATTGGCTGTAAGGGTAGCCATTGTAATAGTAAGTAGTAATAATAATTGTTTCATTTTATTTATCCTTTAGTAATTCTAATAATAGTGGTTTCGTTAATGCCCATAAATTCTAATTCTGTATTTATGGCAAAATATTTTTTGCAATCAATCACATCGTTATTGCTTATCTCTACATCATCAATAATAGTGGTTGGACCTGCTACGTCTTGCATTTTAAAAACAAAGGGTGCAGGTACATTTAAAAATGTTATATGGCTAATAAGTGTTCCTTCTGCAACATTGTAGCTTGTGCTGCCTGGTGGCAATAGAACAATGTTTGTGTTGGCTACCTGTGCTATATCTGCCTTTTGGTTTAGCACATTTTGCAAATTGGTAATGCTGCTTATAGGCAGGTTTTCTTCTTTATGCCAAAAGCTATCTAACCAGTTGGCAAACTGCGTTTGCACAGGTTTCGCACCTGTAACAAACCAACTCTTTATAGTATTAATGTTAATGACTGCCATGCTTATAATTTTTGTATAAATAAGGTTACAATGTAAGGTTGCAAGTTGTTGTGGGGTTGGTTGCCACCAAATGGTTTGCCATTAACAATATAACCATGTGGGTTGCCAGTTTCGCTCCAATCTATTGGGGCATTATCCCAACTTCCTCCACTTGCACTACCATTTTGCCCACCTCTTATTTGTGGTGTAATTACAGGCAGTTGTGGCTCTGTAAGTGAATGAGTTTTTGCACCCCCTGGTTTGCCTATAGTGTCAAATTCTGTTTGGTCGGTATCCAGCATAACGCTTACCCTTCCTTTTTTATTAATAGTGCCATTATTGCCATTGCAAATAGCCCATCCTTGTCTTAGATTAATGCCTAAGCCAGTGTTATCAAAATTGGCAGTAATGTAATCCGCATCGCAGGCAAGCTCTTTGATATCGCCTGGTAGGTAAATGTCTTTTAAAGATGATAATCTTATTAGTTGGCTGTAGTTGTACGCACCTCCTACACTCAACCTTGCTACTTTATTAAATAGTACATTTCTACTAACCCCATCATTAAAGGTTAATGCATTGGCTGTTTCTTCTATAATAAAATCGCCAGAGCCTAAAGCTCCTCCTATAAATGGCAGCAGCTCGTTATTTATACTTACCCATCCATTGCTTATATTACCACCACCCATTGGTATCATTCCATTAATGATAGTCATATTACCAATTAAAGCTGCTATTGCTCCAAAAGTGTTGCTGTAACTGCTTTGCAACCATTCTAAGTCTTCCTGTGCTAAAGGATAACCTCCCAAATTGCTAAAATCTATTCGTTTGTTCATTATTAATAATTTTGAATTTTATATCGTTTACCACATATTTTTTTTGACAGCATTGCTCTTAATTCACTTTCATTTATTACTACATCTTCAGGTACATATATTATAAAATCGTTCATTAAATCGCCAATACTTTCGCCTCTTGTGTATATGTATTGCGGTGCAGCTTCGCTTCTTTTTTTTAGTACCAATGGTTTTGCTTCTTCTCTTTTATGTATAAATATTGGGTCGCCCTGTTCAGCATCTTCTATATATATTCTTTTAAACTTTGCATCAAACCTGTCGTTCAATAAATTTTCTAACCAACACACCTGAAAATTTATTTGTATATCATAAAACTTATCTTTTCTAAATCTTACAAAATCGTTGTATAAGGTTAGTAATGGTTTATAGATAGCTTTTGCTATAGCTAAAGCTATAGGTGTACGCAGCATGGTTGGTATAAGCCATTCACGCAGTTTATTTAGCTGTATGGTATATATATTATCCATTTTTTGCCACCCATTCTATTTGTAAATCGGTTAATGAATTATAAATTTTTAAATAGCCTGCATCTGGTATAATTTTATCTACTACATCTGTATAGGGTAGTGCTGCATATTTTGTTTGAGCCTGCAAAACTCTTGGGTCTTCAACTCCATTTACTTTTTGTAATACATCTGTAAGAGCTGTTAAATTAAATTCGCCATTAAACTGTAAATTTTTCAAGTAAGTTTTTATGGCAGTTTGCAAAGGTTCATTGTCTGTACCATCAAGCCTTTGCCCATTATTGTTTAGCACTAATGGGTTGTAATACACTCTTAAATTAAGTTTTAAATAATCGGCATCATTGGTTGTTAATTCTGTGTAAACCCCTGCATATTTAAAAGTGTTTAAAAATGCAAGAGCTGCTGTATATTGTTGGGGTGTTAAAGCTTCGCCCATTCCATTATTATCTGTTGCTACTTTTATTCTTACACCATATCTTCCATTTGCAAATGCTTGTTCTTGTGCTGCTGCATATTTTATTATTTGCTTGGCTTCAATTTGAGCATCAGTTAGCCCTGTGTTATTGTAAGTATCTGTGCCTGTAATTACATCGTCGCCGAATTGAAATGTTTTTATTTTTTCAGTATAAAAATTAAGGGTTGGATGAGTGTAATTTTTGATAGATGTATCAATTTCTTTTTTAAATAAGTCGAAAAATTGATAGAGCAGCCAAACAGCATAAGCCATACAGTAAAATAGTATGCTTTCAATGCTCACAGTACTAAATTCTTCCTCAAATGTTTTTTGAGGAGTAAGCTGGTAGGCATCAATAACATTTTGATTGCTTATAAAGCTATCCGTCATTTGTTTTTTAATATCCAATACCGTTTTTGTCATAATAAATCTATCCCATTTACTGAACAATAAAATCATCTTCTAAAACCCAATACCCTATGCCTTCTTCTGCTATTATTGCAGTATTGCTGCAGGGTACTACTTTTTCTACAGCAAACAATACAACTAACTGGTTGTTTACTATTACTGGCTTTGGTAATTGGCTACCTGCTTCTAATGCAGCAGTAATTGGTAAATTATTCTTCACACATATATCCCAAGCAGCTTCCGCAGTACCTGCATATTGCATTGCAATGTCTATACATGTTTGATTGTTACTTACTGTTATATACTGCATCTATTACCAAATTATCTACACTATTAAATATTATATCGTTTACCTTTTGTTCATCAAGTTCTAATTGTAATCTTATTTTTCTTCTCCAATCCATATAATCATCATCCAGCAATACCCCATCTATGCCTATGCCTAATGTAGGCTGTTGCTTAAACTCGCCTTTATTGGCTTTTAGTATTAAGGCAGTATTTTGGTATAATGTATTGCCAATTACTACACCTTTTACTATTTTACCTGTACCGCTTCTTTCGGGCTGCACCTGTATTTCGTAATCGTCGTTTATTAATATGCCTCTGCCTCTTGCCATTGTTTTTAGCTTATTGTACCAGTACTGGTTGTTGCCCCTGTATGTGATGTGGCTGTGCCAGTGGTACTTACAGGTATTCCTGCATTTACTGTTCCTGTTTTTACAAAATCGTCTATTAAATTGCTAAGCCTTGTAGCATATTCTTCATCTGCATTATTCTCTCTCGTACGCATATCAGTTATTAATGCAAGTATGCCGTTTTTTAATGCTATTTTATCTAATGCCATTTATTTTAAAAGCTTTTTAAAATTGTTTTCAAATTGCGTTAAACTACTTATAGTTGTTGGTAGTGGTGTGCCACTTGGACCAGCAGGCGTAAACACTTTAAACTGCTTCAACAGGTTGGTTAATGACTGAAATAAATCTTTTAAACTAACCTGGTCGTTTTCAATCTTAATTTTTTTATCGGTGCTGTCTATTTCAATTTTAAAACCATCTTGCTCATATAGCAGCTTTTCAATTTCATCAACATTTAGTACTGCTAAATCTTTTAAGTCGCCTGTTAAAGAACCTATTAAAACCATTGTGCCAATTTTTGGCTGTATCAAAACTTTATTGCTACTTCCATTAATAGTTGCCTTTAATCTTACTTCGTCTATAATCAATTCATCTATTTTTACAGTGCAACTTTCATCTTCCACGCTTACTACTTCTGCATTAATTAATGGTATTGTATTATTATTTTTTTTTAATGCTTCGTTAAATACATCGCCTAATAATTTATACTTACTCATTATGCTGCAGATTGTGTTAGTTTAATGCCTAAATCTACTTTTCTGGATGCCCCACTACTACTTACTGTAGTAGTAACAGTTTTTACAAAATACCAGCCATTTTTAAAGGTGTAATCTGCATCAATAATTTCTGCACTATAGCCTGGTAGTACATTGGGCAATAACCAAGTGGTTACACCTCCTTCGTAGCCATCATAACACAGCTGCTTGTATTCGTTTTCTGCCTTTTGTTTAAGAGCTTCCTGGCTCATGCCATCGCCTTTTATAGTTTTTGTTTCCCCACCTGTTGTGCCATAAGTTTCTTTTATTGTTTTGCCATCTTTCCCTGTACGTTCTATTACAATTTGCACTTTTCTATCGGTGGCATTTTTATACTTTAAATCGCTGGTTTCAATATTTTTTTGAAAGCTGTATCTTACATAACCATGTTTTTTTGTATAGGGAGGGTGGCAGTGTAGCACTACACTTCCATCATTTTGCTTAGTTAAGTAAATGTTGGCTTTGGTTTCATCGGCTATTTTTTTTAGCACATCACTGCCTTCTGCTTTACTTATAACAAACTCGTCATAAAAAGGGTAATTGCCAAAACCTTCTGTATTTACTATCATTGTTTGCATTGCTTCTTTTACCACATATTCTAACAAACTTTGCAAACTTGCTTTTTTAAATTTTTTATCGGCTACTGGTTTACGCAATAAAAACAAATCATCTTCGCAGTTTATTACCAAGCTGCCATCATCGGTGCTTATGTTTAGTAAATAGCCTTCAAATTCGGGTTGTTTTTTATCAAAATTTTTTGTACTGTAGCCCAACCATACTTTTACTTTATCGCCTCTTTTTATTTTACCCTCTATTGCTGTTGTACCCGTTACTTCAATAGCTTTATTATACAATGTAGCAGGCAGCTTAATGCTGCAGGTATTAGCTAATAGCTCTACACTTTTATGAATTTCTACGCTATCTATCATTGCTAATTTATAATTGCCTATATGTACTTGCCAGTCTATTGTATAATACATAATTTATTTTTAATTAATTACTCCGTCTAATGGTATCAATAAATCCCAATTATTATCGCTTATAGCTTTTATGGTAAATTTTTGATTTTGAATGCCACTGGTAAATGGCAAACTATAATCTTCTATTACAATGCGTGTTACTTTTATAGGTTCTAAAGCCGAGCATAAAACATCTAACGGCTCTTTGGCGGTGCAATATTTTACTAAGCTATCTAAGTATTGTTTGGGTATTTGCTCTATATCTGGAGTGGTAAATATGCCTGATATATTAATACTCCAGTCGTCCTGTGTCCAGTATTCTTTTATAGTGCCACCACCATCTCTTTTTTTAGCTACATTTCTTTTTACTATGCTGTTTTTGCCCTCAATAGTTATTAGAGGTTCAATAGGGAATAACCAGTAATCGCTTTCAGTAGCAAGTTTTATTCGTAGAGGTACTGCTTGTGGTGTACCAAATAGGGTTGTAAATGGTTTAT